CTGCACTTGGAGAGCCTTAGGAGCGAACGTCCGAATAGAGTCGATATCTTCAGCGAGAGAGCCGCCACTTGTTATCGCATTCAAAGATATAGTGATCGATGACGCGCCGCCAAATCCCCCGCTAGTCAGACTTGAAATCCCGTTCGCAGAAGGTCCAGCAGTTACTCTATATGTCGCTATGATAGAGTCAGTGATCGTTGGCTCAGAGCCGAACTTATTCTTGCCGAATTGTACGCTATAATTTCCGTCATTCTCTGGCTGTATATAGAACACTTTATCAGTTGCTGAGATCCCGAAGATATCAGCACGATATGTATAGACATCGCCGTTGACTGTAACAATAAGTGATCTTGTGTCGATATTCGCATTAGAGAGTGTTGTTTGATCAGACGATAAAGTCTCTGTAATCATACGGCCTTCGTATAGATCAACATCTGTAACAGTATAAGCAGAATCGTTGCTTGTGCTTCGTACAGCGTTATATGCTTTATCTGTAATTAGATTATATGTCTTGTTGCCGCATCGGCCGATGAACTGTGTATGCTTCGGGATATTAAAGTAGTTGCTACTTATCGATGAAGCTGTTACACTGATAGTCGCTTTAGTTGCTGCACTACGTCTACTCGTAGGCATATAGTTAAGCTCTTTAGCATGAGAGATAACACTGTTGCGTTGAGTAGCACTATCAAGAAACATCTCACTAATCGCCATATTGTAGTAATAGCTATTATAGAATGTGTTGTATGATAGTACGTCAATGAGAACATTCATGTTCGAGCCTTCATAATCGAAGTCTTTGAACTGACTCTGATTCTTTAGAAACGTCTTAAGCGCCTCTTTAGTCTCATTGAAGTCTAAATTTGTTACTGGTGATATACTAGTCATTTCTATCTTGCCCTACTCAGATCAATTGAGATTGAAGTTATGTTGCTACTATTTATGACGTTGAATACGATCTTTGCTGAGAGTTCGTTTGTGTCGATATTCCCAGATACTTCTACACTACGAAGATTACATCTTGGCTCGTAAGTGCGTATAGTAGATTTGATATTCTCTTCTAATATTATCATAGTCGCTTGTGTTATGTTCTCGAAGAGTGAGCCGCGTATATCACAGCCGATATTCGGCTGAAACAGTCTCTCGCCTCTATCAGTCGCTACTAGATTTCTGATAGACTCTCTAACAGCATTCTCATTAACTACACGAGACAAATCTGTTCTACCAGGAATCGTATCTAGATTCTTAGTGAAATCAGAAAAGAACTCTTGTGTTATTGTACGTCTTGACAAAGCCATTTTTTATATTACCTTTTATAGAGTATTTATATAATCGAAATGAAATAGATAATCATTAAGAAGTCTCGCCGCGATCTTTTCTGAAGCCGTCACTATCATGAGTGCTCAGAATAGTAATCATCTCTTCTAGTGCTGACCCGGTCAACTTCTCTTTATCTGATATATCAATAGCGTCTTGACCAGCGACCCATGATCTTCTAGAGCCGACATCAAGATGAAGAAATGTCTTATACACACCGATGCCAGTGAAGCCAGAGCGACTAGCAGCGATTATAGTCTCTTCTCTATTGTCATCGTTAATACTAATGTCTATAGCATAGCCAGTAAGATGAATATGATTACTGGTACCGCCGAGATTGCTTGTTACGCTTGTCTTCTTCTTAACGCCGTGAGTGACTGTATATGAGTTCGGCTTAGCTAACTTAATGAAGTCTACATAGCCGGGATCACCGGGCTTGAGCGTTTTATAGCCCCCGTCTTTCTTCAGTATAGCATAGTTAAGTGCATTAGAGTAGCCGAGAGCACGAGCAGCAGCAGCGTTCGTTATTTGGCCTTGAGAAGTCTCGCCGTATCTAATCTTGACGTTATTCGGATCTTCTGTAATTCCCAAATCCCCGTCTCTGTTCTTATCGTATGTTTGACGTGGGTCATCAATAGATGTGATCGATTCTTGAGCAGATATCGCATCTATTATATCATAGTACTCTTGATTCGTTTGACTCGTTATTCTTAGTAGCTTACTCCACACTGAAGTATCAACATCTTGCCACTCTTTGTTAGCGATAACAGATTTTGAGAATACTATATTCGGCCCTAAGCCAGACTCGTCAATAGAGTTAATGATCTCTATCTCTTTAGCAGTCGGACACGGATCAGTGAGATAAGTGCTTGTATTTTTTCTTGAATACGCTTCGATCACTTTCTCTTTCTTAGCTTTTCTCTCAGCCGGGCTTAGACGTACGGCGCCATTCTGCACTGCTTTCTTCGTATTCTTTGCTGATAATGTAGCCACTATCTTAGTCTCTACAGCGATTACTTCAGCAGCTTTAAGCAAATCTTTACTAGGGCCAGTAAGAAACTGTTGTAATAACTCAGTGAACTCACATAACTTGAACATCAATAGACCAACATTCTCTAGAGTAAGTCGTTCATACTGAATGCTCATATTTCCGATGAATGTTGTTACTCTGTCTATAAGATCATCAACCGACTCGTCAGAGAAAGACTTTGATATCTCATCTTTCTTCTTTCTAATCTTTTTGAATAGTGACTTACTGGCACACCCCATTGACTTCAGTTGCGGGATTATAGAATTGATAGCTTGTAGTACTTGACGCTTGACTTTCTCAATGAGTTGTTTTATAATATCTGTTATCTTATCGATGATAGCTTGAATCTTAAGCTTCGCTGCTATAGCAGCAATAAGCTTCGCGGGATCTAAGTCAAGTGCAGCGATATCTGCTATCAAAGCATTTGCTGTATCAATAAGACTAAACAATCCAGTAAGAGTGTCGAATATCTTGCCGAATTGCCCACATAAGCCTTCACTGATACTGGCCCCGAAGTTGCTATTATAGTAGAAGTCAAGATCACTGAGTAAATTCTGCATACCGGATGACAATGATGATGAATCCCCAACAGCATCGCTTATGTTTGGTCTGTACTGATCGAGTGTTGATATCACGCTAACAGTATCTACGCTGTTTGTCAAGATGAAATCAGCAATCTCTGTGTACGTAATCGGAAATTGATTGAACTTAGCAGCTAATGTCGGATAAGCAGATGATGCTATAGTCTGTAGACTGTCTTGATTCATGAAAACATTCAACTTCTGTGTTATGGTAACCACACTCTGTCGATCTATGTTCAAGTTGTCAAGCGGATTAGTTTGATCTATCAGAGACGAGAAGTCAATAAGCCCGTTTAGTGACGCACTGCTCGTTGTCAATGCGCTCGAAGAGAACCCTGATGCTAGAGGTGTTGTGTTATTACATTCTATTGACATTTATTTCACTCTTTTTGTTGACAATCGACAATTCTGTGTTATAATAGAAGTAGCAACTCCGGAAGTCTACTATCTATTTGTATATTTTACTTGACATACTATGGTGCCTGGTGTATAATAGTACTAACAGTACAATATAATACTAATCTTTTCTTCATGTTTCTGTTGACAATCGACAATTCTGTGTTATAATAGAAGTAGCAACTTCAAGCCCAGTGCATTATCTATCAATCTTTCGTATATTTCTGTTGACAATTGTCAATTCTGTGCTATAATAGAAGTATCAACTGTTAGCCTAGTATACTATTTATCAACGTTAAGATTATCTCCAGATCCCATAGTACTCGTCATAGCCGGTAATGCTCTCTCAGTGATAGCGACTTGAGCCGGACGAGAGCCTGGAATATCAGGTGGCAGTACTACTTTAGCTCTCTCAGTAACAGACACATTCGGTATGGTGCCTGTTGCTTTCTGTACTATCTGCGGGGCTATAGATGCTGTGATAGATGTTGTTGCTAAGGCGCCTGTTGCTGCTGATGTCAGATTACCGATATTCACTAATGAGCCATCTATATTGAGTAGTGCAGTAGCACCAATTCCGAGCTGTGCTGTTGAATGAATGTCAAGTGTGCCGATACTCTTAATGCCGAGGGCAGCCCCACTATTAATTCCCATGATGCCGAGCGTATTGATGTTCATCGTAGCTAATGCGTCTAATCTCATAGATGTCTTAGAACTGATATCTACGCCTAAATGGCCTGCATCCGGAAACGGTAACGTCTGTATACTGAGTGAAGGCGTGCCTAATGAATAAATCTTCGTGTATGATGTACTGAATAGATTCATCTTATATGAGTCTAGATGTACATCGCCGAAGTCAGCAGCAACATAGAATCCCCCTCGATTGATGAGGTTGCCTACTTTAGTCTTCATACTCCCATTGGCCATCACATTAACATCATCGACTGTAGAAAATATCCCGACACCCCCGCCAGAGATATTCGTCTTGACTGAAGCATTAAGATTAACTTGATTACGTGCATTGACGTTAAAGTTCTCGCACTCTATGTCTAGATCGCCGTTGATGAATATCTTGCCTGAGCCTTTCTCTATCTTAAGCGTATAGTCTTCTTGTATATTAGTATGGGAACTACCAGTCACATATTTCGAGTCAACGCCGTCTACACTATGATAAGTGTCGCCGAATGACTTCATCAGTATAGTGCCATTAGAATCTATCTGAAACACACTACCAGAACTATGCGAGATGAGCATATAATCGCCACTCTCAGTGTCTTGACCATCACCAATCACAACAAAGTTATCGCCATTCTTACTCTGTATAACTCTATTGTTAAGATTATTCTCGGGTGTTATGATCGGTGGCTCATCAAACTGTTGACCGTCGGCTTGACTTATGTTATTATACTGATACGATCTCTGTAGTATCGTCTGACCTTTGTCTGCATCTTCGCCAGTATTGTATCGATGAAGCTCAGGCTCACCATATTTGTGTATAGATTCTGGGGGAATATAGCCGTCTTCACCAGGCTCACCAGATCCATGAGGAAAAGACAAGTTCATTCCCGGCATTCTGCCTATGATGATCGGCGACTGTGCTTCTCTTCCGTCTATAAAGAAACCAAATACCCAATCACCAACAGATGGTATGATAGGAGATAAGCCATACGTACCGTCTAGTACTGTAGCCCATGGTAGATGCGCTGTCGGCACCCCTTCACTGTCGGCTTGGCCATCTCTTGGGGGATGAATACCAAATGCTCGTACTCTCACTCGTCCGCTATTAGTCTGATCATGCGTATCTTCTACAACACCCATGAAATGTAACATATTATTAAACCCACTCATGAATCAAATTCCTTTAGAATATTTGTTGACAATCTGCCAATTTGTGATATAATAGAAGTAGCAACTCGAAAAGGCGTCAACTCAATCATTTAGCTAATCCACCCTTTGTGATCGTTAAAGATTGCTTATAGTCATCACCATTGAATACGTTGTTGATGCTCATTATGATATATTTACCAGATCGTTCTCTATCAATCTCTCTGGTACCTGCTAGTGTATTACTAAACTTGTATAGCTCTAGGTTAATAATCATACCAGGATACAGCCCATGTCTGCCGTTGATCGTGATCGGAAAGGCGTTCCTATTCATATGATAGTCTATGATAGGCTTAGTAGTGTAGTTCTCATAGTAGTGCTGATACGGTCTTCGCTGATTATTCTGGCCCTCGTTCATGCCAATCTGAGGAAAGTCTGTCATCAGTATAGTCTCAGGCGCTTGGCTCGCCCCCATATAGTTGTTGACAAATGATGAAGAGTGTGTTAGCTTCACTGGATCTGGCGCCTTGAAGTTCTCATAGTCATCAGTATAGTCATAGGTCCGTGTGATTCTGGTACGGTGACCAAAGTCGAGTTCAGTGACGGTTCGTCTATACGTACCCTCTTTCATATCAGACATTGTATCTACCTTGGTACCGTAGGTGATATCATTGACGGATTGTTGCGCTATTCTCTGCCCTGGTCCTGTGTTATCATCAACAGTGTTGTATATAAAAAATAAGCGATTCCTGAGATCAGTGGATATCCCCTCAAAATCGGCGTATTTACTGATAAGATACTCATGCGTACAAAAGTAATACTTCTCTCTTGTCTCAAAGAATCTATATAAAGATGATTTATTTGTGGCACTATACGCTCTTCTAGATAAAAACTGTATTGCTGCATCAGGTCTTAGATTAGGTATGACTACTGTCTGTTCTCCATCTGTTTCTTCTACTTCTATCTCTTTATCTACTGATTTATTACCAGTAATG